CACGCGGCAAGCTGTATCGCCGTGTGCGCAAGCGTGCGGGCGGGGTGGAGCGTGAATGACGCTCGACCAGTTTCTGCAGTCCCCGGTGCTGCTGGCCATTGCGGGCGCGGTGGCGGGCGGCCTGCGCGCGGGCGTAATGAGCTGGCGCAAAAACGGCAAGCTGCGGGCGTTTTCGGACGGCCTGATCGGCATGGTCTTTGCCGTCGGCATGGCCGATTGGCTGACCCCGCCGGCGTACCCCAAAGCGGCGGCGCTGATCGGCCTGCTGGCCGGCACCACGGGCGCGCGGGCGCTGGATGCGGCTTTCGAGCTGGTGCCGGAATTTCTGCGCGAGCTGCTGATTGGCTGGGCGCGCAAAGCCACGGGCAGCGGTGGGGTGGACAAGATCAAGCGAAACACGGGCTGGGGCGAGCTGCCCCGGCGCGGCCCGGTAGACAACCCGGACGGAGGCCCGCATGAACATCAGTGAGCGCGGGGTGGAGCTGATCAAGAGCTTCGAGAGCTACCGGGGATACCCGTACTACGACAGCGTGAAAGTCCCCACCATCGGCTACGGCACCACGTATTACCCGGACGGCCGGCGCGTGCGCATCAGCGACGCGCCCGTGACCGAGGCGCAGGCGACCGAGCTGCTGATGGCGAACCTTGTCAGTTTCGAGCGCGCCATCGAGGATGCCCTGCAGGTCGAGGTGACGCAAAGCCAGTTCGACGCGCTGGTGTGCTGGGCCTACAACGTCGGCACCCGCGCGGCGCAGCAGTCCACGTTGATGCGGCTGCTGAACGCTGGCGACGTGGCCGGCGCGGCCGACCAGTTTTTGCGCTGGAACAAGGCCGGTGGCGTTCCGCTGCCCGGCCTGACACGCCGGCGCGAAGCCGAGCGCGAGCTGTTTTTGGAGGACTGAATGACCTACATCATCATCGGCATCATCGCCGTCATCCTGGCCGTGCCGGCCGTCTCGGCCGTCCTGCAGATCGGATCGGCCATGTACATGCGCGTTGTTGAGCGCACGGTGCGCGAGTCGGGCCTGTCCGACGTCGATCAGCGGGCGTGCCTCGACAGCATGGACGCGGCGCGTGAGCACGAGATGCCCGTCATCCTCATGTACGACATCTGGGCGCCGCTGGTCATGCTGCTGGTGCTGCCATTCGTCAAGCGCGAGGCGAACAAGTTGCCGGATTTCTGGCGCAAGTGGGACAACAACGTCAGCATCAACGGCGACTCAGGCGGCGTGCTGATGCCGGACGGCAAGTGGGTGGGCTACTACGACGTGCCGGACTGGGAGGCCGTGAAGGATTGCCCGCAGGTCAGCTACGACGATCCTGCATACGGCGGCGATGCGTACTACGCCCGTGGTCACCACCCGCGCAGCTTCTGGGCACGCTGGGTATGGCTTGGCTTTCGCAACCGCGCGACCAAGGCCAGCTTTGACGTCGGCATCGACAGCACCGAGCCAGTCGTTACCGTGGCCGAGGGTGACGGTTGGACGATCAAGCGCAGCGGCAAGCTGTGGGAGGTATTCAGCCTGCGCAACAACGTAAGGGCGTATTACGGTTGGAAGGTGTACGAGGCCCCGGGCTGCGTGCGCCCGGTCACCATCGGCTACAGCCTGCGCAGGACGGACGCATGACCGAGGCGCAGCGCGAGCTGCTAGCCATCCTGCGCACCGCGCTTGATCCGCGCTGGTGGGTGCTGGCCCTGCTGGTATGGGCCACGCGCGATCTGGTGCTGGCCGGCAAGCTGTCGGGCGACGCCTGGGCGGTGCTCATGACCGTGGCCGGCGGTGTGATGGGCGTTGCCGCTGCGGCAGGATCGGCCGTGGTGCGGGAGATTGCAATCAAGATGACGGGAGCGCGCGATGCCGATTGACCCAATCGTTTGGCTGGACTGGTGCATCAGCACCTGGTTGCATTGGTGGATGGCATGAGGCCCGCCGCCATCATCGCCGTGTTGCTGCTGGCCGGCCTGCTGACGCTGGCCACATGCACCAGCGCGCACGCCAGCGGCAGCAGCTTCCCGAGCCTGGGGGACTTCATCCGCGCCATCTTCGCGCCGCGCCAGCCCGAGGCGCCTGACCCGGTGTCGCGTGAGGAGATGATCCGGCAAGACCGGGCGTACCGCGCCCAGCAGGCCGCATCGGCCGCGCAGAAAGCATCGGAGGCCAAGCCGTGACCATCAGTCTGCTTCCCTGGTGGGCCTACGCCGCCGCCGGCGCCGTGGCCGGTGCGCTGCTGGCCGGTGGCATTCAGCAGGCGCGCGTCAGCAATGCCCGGGCGGAGCTGGCGCAGCGTGATGTGCAATTGGCCAACCTGCGCGCAGACTTGTCTGCCGCGAGCGACAAGGCCCGCGCCGACGCCGATGCCGCCCGCCAGGCCAAAGCTGATGCCGTGGCCGCCGTGGACAGAAAATCACAAAAGGAGCTGGCCGATGCCCGCAAAGGAAACGACCGCCTGCGCGCTGTTGTGCGCGTGTCTGCTGACAGCCTGCGCATCGTCGGGGCCTACTGTCCAAGCCCCGCCGATCCTGTGCCCCCTGCCACCGGCGCCAGCGGCATGGGCGATGCAGCCCCCAAGCTTGATGCAGCGCTTCGAGAGCGTGTTCTCGATCTCCGACAAGCCGTGATCGAGGCCGAAAAGCAGATCGAGTACCTGCAGGGCTACGCGCGCGCAGTGGCCCAGCCGTCAAGCAATCCTTGACAGCTCAAACCCGGCAAAGCCTCACGGTTTTGTCGGGTATATTTTTTTGCTTGCGCCGGTGCAGAATCTGCCCCATAATACAGCCATGCAATCGAAAAAGGTTGCACCCGGCGCCAGGCGGAACCTGGCTTCACTGCCGCACAGGCAGCACAGGAGAGAAAAATGTGGCAAATCGAACAATATAGCACCGGGAAAGTGATGACAAATACTTTCTTCGAAACGGATCAGTGTGGGCGCTTCATTGAGCTGGTTGCACACATAACGGGCATTCCAGTGGAAGACCTGGACGCGGTTTTTATTGTCTGCTGATGTGGTAGGCGCGCCATGAAAATCCCACTCAACGAAATCTCAACTAATGGGCTCCTGCGACTTCTGAACGATGTGGCGGCGGAGCTTCATTCACGTCACGACTTTGCCCCACAGGACAAAAAGAAGCCAGCCGTCGCGCAGCCAGACAAAGCAATGGCCGCGCTGCTGGATGCGCCCGATGCGGACGACGCCGATTTCTGTCTCATGATCGCAGCCCGCATCAGAGGTGGCGGCTACGTCAAAGCCCACGAGCGCGAGCGGGTGGCTGCCATCGCTCAAGACTATCCGCTGTGGGTGCGCCGCCAGGGCCTGCCCACGGTGCATAACGCTGGAGCTTGGCAGCGCTCTACAGTAAGTGCCAGCGCGCCACGCGCGAGGGCGCGATGAAGTACCGCATCTTCATCGACGACAATCCAGCCGGGGCAACCGATTGGTTGCCCATCGCACAGGCCGCATGGCACCGTGCCTGCCGCGACCGTCATGCTGCCCAGCACGGTGGCGATGCTGTTCTGATGATCGACGGCCGCATCGTCGCGTCCGTGCAGCCTCGAACCGGCGAGGGCCACCCGTGGCCGGTGCGCGATGATCGCGTGATCGGTACGCGTGACATCGCCGCAGCCGTGCAGCAGCTCGCGCGCATCGCTGGCGTTTCGCAAGCGCAACTGGCCGACGAGCTAACCGTCATGGGCTTGCCAACCGCGCCCGCGCGGCTCAAAAGCATTGCGTCGCAAGAGACGGGCCGCCGTACACACGCAAGCGCGGCGGAAATCGTCGCGCTGTGCTATGCGGCAATCGCGGCACTCAAAAAGAGTTTCAATGACCCCCGCTGACCTGCGCGCCTGGCGTGCTGCCATGTTCTTGACGCAGCAGCAGGCCGCCGAGGCGCTGGGCGTGTCCCTGCGCACGGTCAAGTCGTGGGAGGCGGGCTTTGCCGCGCCGCCGGCATTCCTGGCGCTGGCCTGCGCGGCGCTGGCCGCTGGGCTGGGGCCGTGGGTGGATCAATGGTCATCCTCCTGAGGCCACGGCTCGCGCTTGTCCCTGCGCTGGCGGGATCGGCGGCTCATGATTGCGGCTCCCAGGACCACCTATCCGGGTCGATTTGTGGCGGCTCCCACCCCTCGATCAGCCCATCGGCGCCGATCTTCATGATGATGTAGTCGCCGTAGGCGGGCTCGCTGACGCCCAGCAGGTCAGGCACGTAGCCCGACATCTCGGCTACAACCCTTTTGCCATCGAGTAGCTCGTATTCGCCGGCGTCGCACACCTTGTAGTAAATGTCCGCCGTCGTCCCTTCGGGCCAGTCGCGCACGCGGCCGGTATCCAGCTCGATGATCGGCATCCAGCAGTCACCGAAGCGCAGCGGGATCAGCGCGCCGTCCGTGTCTTCAACACCGTTTACCGTGGCATCTTCCCAATGGCGGACTTCCGCCGTGATGCCGATGGCGGTGACCTCGATTTCCTTAGTGATTTGTGCTGTGATTTTCATGCTTCGCCTCCTTCCTTGGCTGCGCGGGCGCGCAGGTATTTGACGGCCGCGTTATGGGCGTCCGCCACGTACTCCGCATTGGGCATCCTCACGATTTCTGTCAGGGCGGCGATGTGCTTTGCGTCACAAGCATCCCCCCGTGCTGCTTGGGCTGCGCCAGCAAGGGCAGCGCGCCCTTGGACTACCGTGTTGTGGGTCTCGCCGAAGTGCAATGCGTTGTGCTCTACGCATATCCACAGCGCCTCGCGCAGGGCACCCACCAGCGCGGCCTGGCTGGCCAGCAGTTTGGCGCGTGGGTCGGGCACGGTTTTGAGCCAGTTGACGGCGGCCCAGAATTGTTCTTCGGTGGTCATTCATTGATCCTTGTTTTATGTCGTACCGGACTGCTTCTCAGCCGGTGAACCCTCAGTACCGGAGCCGAAATATTTGTTCGGGCTGCAGGTGAGCCAAATAACTTGCTCGGGTTCCACAATGATGTCGGTGACTCGCGTGCACTTGTACCGCCAATAAAACACACGACCGAGTCCATCAACATGAACCCTCGCAATGCCGTCGTCGGCGGAATTTGCCCATGCCACATAGTCGTACCCAAAGAAAAAATTGAGCAGCTTCCACATCGCTTATCCTTTCCCTTGGCCTTCGCGGATGGCGTCGGTGGCGCAGCGGACAATGGCCCGGCAAAGCTGCTCGAACTGCGCCTGGCTGTAAAGCTTCGCGGCCTTCCGGGTCGCCAGCGGCTCGATGCCGAATTCGGCCAGGCCAGCCGCGCTCACGCTGATCGGGTGCAGGCGCTCGTTGATGGCGCCGAGGGTCAGGGTGGGCGCGTCATCGGCTGCACTTCCAACTGCCGCAACGGGAGCAATGCCAGCGGCCACAGGCGCGGCAGCAATCGGGGCAGGTGCAAGGGGCTTTCCCGGCGTGGCCTCTTTTTCTCGTTCGATCGCTTCCAGTGCTCGCGTTACGGCTGGTTTGGCGGCTTCGGCCAGGGTTCGCTCGCGCTGAGCCGCTGCTTCGCGCTCGGCCGCTTCCGCTTGGGCCTTCTGTTGCTCCTCGGCCCGAATGCGCGCCCGCTCGGCTTCGGCCTTGGCCTCGGCTGCGGCCTGGGCTTTTCGTTCTTCCTCTTGTCGGATGCGCTCACGCTCGGCCTCGATCCGCGCCGCTTCCGCATCCACCCGCTTTTGCATCAGCAGCCCCAGCGTCTCGCCGTCCTTGTAGGCCAGCTCCTGCCGGTCGGCAAACAGGTGGGCGTAGGCGGGCACGCTGTCGAGCGTTTGCAGGTTGTTGATGATCCTGGACGCCAAAGTGTTGACCTCTGCTTGGCTCGAAATCAGCGCGTCAGTCAGCTTGTCGTCGATGCTGGCCAGGCTGCTAAGGCCCTTGATGGCCGCGCCAAAGTCAGGCATAGGCACATTCAAGCGCACGCCTTTGATGTCCAATTGGCAGGCCGCAACATGCTTGTCAAACGCCCGGCGCGCCGCCATGACTTTCTCGGTGCGGCGCGCGTCTTTCTCTGCTTTGACCAGCTTCTCGGTCGCAAGTCGGGTTGACCGCGCCAGATCCTTGAGGTCGGCAACGGTGCGGCGCATCAGTTCGACGTCGCTTATCTGCGCGAGGGCTCCATCTTCGGCCTGGGCCAGCGCGTCCTCGGCTCGCTTGAGGGCCTTGCACGCAGCCTCGGCATCCGCGAACTGCTGATCGGTGGCGGGCCTGGCCGGGATGCGGGCAATGAAGTCACGCAGGGCCAAACCAAAGGCGTCGAGGTTGCCGCCCACGGTCAGGGCACCTTGCACCTGCACCACCACGGCGGGCAGGCTTTCCATGGGCGCGGGCGTGACCGGGGCCGGGCGGTCTTCGGGGACGTAGGCGGCGAGGTCGGAGGCGAATTGATCCCAGCCCGCAATCAGGCGCGACACCTTCTCAGGGCTCGTTTCGTACCAGCAATGCACGGTGCGTTCAGGCGTGCCGTCGGAGCATGTGAACAAACACCGACTCGCCCCACTGACCAGCAACTGCTGATCCATTTGGATCGTGTAGTGCTCTGGCAGATCACCGGTTTTCACCGCTTCGGACAACTCTTGGTTCCACAACTTTGTTTCCCAAACGATGTCGTTTTCCATGGTGATGCCATCCATGCTCGCAAGCAAAGCAAGACCGTCCACATCGGCAGTCATCGTCAACGGAGCCAGTTCTTCCCCGATGATTTTTTCGGCCAGGGGTCGCGCCGAACGTTCGGCTTGATGCCCGCGATCAAAACGAGCTTGAGTTGCGTCGTCTGGCTCTTTGGTAATGCCGGTGGCTTTTTGGTGCAGCAGGTCGGCTCGACTGACATACCTGCTCATCCCTAAGGCGGCGGGGGCCTCAGACGCCGTGAAGCGGCTACCACGCAGCTTTCTCCAATCATCAGACCCTTGCGTGACAGGGTGAATCTCTCTGGTTTGAATATTCATTTCGTTGCTCCGTGGTTTGCGTGGAATCCAAGGCCATCTTCTGCCTTGATCCTCGCGTGGCGCGCATCGGACAGGCTTTTGAAATAACCGATGTGCCTGGTCTTTCTCTCGCTTCTGACCTGTACGCACCATGCTTTTGCGTGCGGCGCCCAGTGCACGCCGTTGATGCCGGATTTATTCCTTGAGTCGCGTGACCTGTTCTTTCTATTTCCAGACCTGGTAACCAACCTCAGGTTTTGAATCCTGTTGTTGGATGGGTTGTGGTCGATATGGTCTATTTCCATATCATCAGGAATTTGGCCTACAGCGAACATCCACGCGAGACGGTGCGCGTAGTGCCGTTCAGCATTGATCGTGATTGACACGTACCCATCCGAGCGCGTGCACCCAGCTTCCGCCCCGGCGCGCGCCGAGCGCCCTTTTTTGTTTACAAGCCAAGTGAAACGGCCAGACGTTGCGTCGTATGAAAGCGCTGTTCTGATGTGATCCATATCTATCGCCATGGCGATTCCTTTCAGGCGAAGCTGTCCTGGGCGTCGCTGTAAATTTCAGCCAGTTCCTGCCGATGCTGCGGGTTCTCGACCGCGCCGATCAGGGTGGCGATCTCGTCCAGCTCGTCTAGGCTGGCTGCGTTTTGCAAACGCCCGGCCAGATTGGCATAGGTGACGGTGGGCGCGGCCTCGTTCTTGGGCTGCACGTCCTGCACCTCGTCGGCCGGCGGCGCGGCTTTTATGGACAGCAGCCGGGCCTTTTGCTCTTCGGTGAAGGGCTCGCCACGGGTAGCGGCGAAGTCGATGTAGTCCTTGGCGGTCTTGCGTCCGGTCTGGATCGTGTCGGCCCACTTGGGCAGGTTGTGGTCGAACTTGGCGCCGTCGTAGAACTTGGGCTGGGCGATGGCCTGCGGCACCATTTGCACCTCGCCCGCGTCCAGCGTCTTGCCTTCCATTTCGTCGGCCGTTGGCTGGCTGCCGACTTCGGGGAACGCCTTGCGCAGCGCCTGGGCTTCTGCGCATTTTGCGATCTGGCCGTAGGGGCGCTTCGTCCACATGGCATTGGGCGCGATGCTCTTTTCCTTGCCGCCCTTGATAGCGTAGTTCTCTTTCCAGAACTCCTTGGCGGTGAACTCGACGACCTCACCCGTGGGCAGGCGGCGCTTGACACTGACGCGGCACCAGGCCGGGAAGGTGATGGATTGGCCGCCCAGGGTTTCGGTCGTGTCCGGGCCGAAATCGGGCTCGGAGACGCCTGCGCATTCACCGGAGCGCGCGGCCTGCGTGCGGTGCAATCCGACGCCCGGCATGATGACGTCGCGCATTACGCCGGCCTTGCTGTCCCACATGGGGACGATGTGCACGGGCTTTTGCATCGGATCGAGCCCAGACGCCGATGCGCCGGGGTAGAGGCTTGATTGCAGAACCTGCATCAGCTCCTGCTCGTCCATTTGCAGGGCCGGCAGGCGGGGTTCGTGCTTGACGATGTTGCTCATGGTTTTCCTCGTTTGGTCATTTGTGCCCACTGGCCGCCAGCAGCGCCAGCGCCTGGGCTTGGTGGACTTCCGCGCGCCATTCCGCGCGGGCTTGTTGTTGGGCGTCGCGCAGGTCGGCGGCGGTGTCTGATGCAGCTTCGGTGTCGCTCGGGCCTGGCATAAGCAGCACAAACGCCAGCACGCACAGGATCAAGGTGAGCCAGACGGCCCAGTGGTCACGGCTCATGGCTTGCGCTCCTTCGGCACCGGCCAGCCGGCGCGGCGCATCCGCTCGTGCTGGCGCTGGCGAAAGGCTTCCAGCCCGCCATGGTCGCGCAGGCCGGTTCGCTTGACTGGGTAAAGTGGGCGGACGGTGTTCATGCGGCCACCTCGGCAGGTTGCGTTTCCTTGGCAGCCCAAGCGCGGCGGCGTACTCCTGCGCGTGCTCGTTGTCGCCGTGCTCATCTTTTAGGGCGGCGCGGAACTTATCGACCGAGCCGAAAAAGCACCCGGTTTGCAGGTACACGCCAGCGTCCGTCAGGTAGGCCAAAAAGTAGTCGGCGCGCGATCCAATCGGGCCCATCGTCATGATGGGGCGCGTTCCGACTAATTTTTTGCCGTCCAGTTTTGCCCCGCGCAGTTTTGCCCCGCGCAGGTCGGCCACTTCCATTTTGGCCCCGTCCAGTTCGACCCCGTCCAGGTTGGCACCGTCCAGGTAGGCCCCGTCCAGGTAGGCCCCGCGCAAATTGACCCCTTCCAGGTTGGCCCCGCGCAAGTTGACCCCTTCCAGGTTGGCCCCTTCCAGGTTGGCCCTGCGCAAATTAGCTCCATCCAGATTAGCCACGCCCAAATAGACACCGCCCAGATTGGCCCCACACAAATTGGCCCCGCGCAGGTTGACCCCTTCCAGGTTGGCCCCATCCAGATTAACCCAGCTCAGGTTGACCCCTTCCAGGTTGGCCCCGCGCAGGTTGGCTCCGCACGCCACAGCGGTCTCCAGCGCCGCCAGCATCGCAAGCCCGCTTGCCTGCTGCTCTGCGGTGGGCTGGTATTCAAGCAGCACTGCATCGGTGTAACGGTGCCTGATCGTGATATTGTCGGTCATGCTTGCTCCTTTTTTTGGCTGTTGAGCTCACGCGCCAGCCGGCGCTCGTTGTTGATGCTGCGCAGGCGCGCGGCGGCTTGGGTGACTGCCGGGGCCGGGTTGGCCCAGGCGTCCAGCTCTTGGTTGATGCCGGCGCAGTGCCGGGCGTCGTGCGCAGCGGTGGCGCGCAGCTTGTCGGCCTGGTCAGCCAGCCAGGCGCGGTGCTGGGCGCTCATTTGCGCCACCCCCATTCGTCCTGGTGCTGAATCTGCTGATCCAGATCGCGTTCGGCAGCCAGTTGCGTCAGGCGCTCGGCCTTGTTGACGTTGCGGGCGCGGTCGGCTTCGAGCAGATCGGCCTCGCTGATGATTCGATGGACTTCGGACTGCGGTGGCGCGAATGGCGCAAGCGCGGCGGTGAAGGCGGGGTGCAGTTTGTTCATATCCGTCTCCTTAATTGAGCGTGCTGTAACCACGGCCAGACATGCAGCGCACAACCACGGCGCGCTGATTGGCCTCGCCTGCGGCAGCGCCCGACAAGCCGCCACTGATTGCCCCTGCAGCAGCCCAGCGGCCATGCCCGCCGCCGCCAAGCACGGCCGACAGCAGGCCAATGACGATGGCGCCGCCCACCGCGCCGGCTGCGGCGCCTTCACTGGCTCCTGCAACGCGCTGAGCGTAGGACTGGCACTCGGCCAGGTCTTGCTCGTACACGCCTATGCGCGCGCCGGTGTCGACCATGGGGCGATAGTTCGCGCCACCTGGTGCGGTGGCGCAGCCGGCCAGCAGCGCGATGGCGGCGAATGCTGCAATGAGCCTCATGAGTCCTCCCGTCGATAAAAAGCCCGCGTGGGGCGGGCTGGGTGTGAATAGGTTGATGGCGCCGTGGTTGCCACGGACAGCAGAATCTCGACCCTCCTGGCGCTACACCGGTTCGCGCCGATCCTGGTATCTGCTTTCACGTTGTTGGCCGACCGCGTTCCCGCGATCCTTGAGCCTCACCATCATTGAAGCGGGCCGGACACCAACCCGGCATGACACTGTCTGACGTGCCTCGCAAGTCACCCGCACGAACCTGGGAGCGGATGAGCTGATTTCTTCCCCGGTTTATCGTCCCGGCGTATTTCCAGTTTTTGCGTGTGCTGCGTAACCACCTTCCACGCCGCCGCTTCAATGATGGTCCCCGTCTTTCCGGGGTGTCACCACTGAGTTCCCATGTCCCTGGCCGGTGGTTGGCCGCGGTTAGCGCTGCATGGTGGAGGGCAAGATCGGCTGTAGGCTCGCCGCTTGCATGAGCAGGGTTTCCACCCTGTGCCTACTCTCACAAATCGTTGGCCCCGGCACTGCCGGGGAGTGGGGGGTTACAGCGCGGCTTTGGCCTTGCGCCGCACTTCGGGATTGGTGTCCAGCATGGACGGCTTGCCGATGCGCTTGGCATGTTTTTCATGCGGCGGTGCCAGCCGGTCCCACGCCTCCATCACAAGGTCGGCGTACTTGCGCCTATCGTTCTGCTTACGGCGTGCGGCGAGATCCGTGACTTTCATGCCGCCACCAGCCGCTGCGGGCTCCAGCCGTTGCGCTCCTTCCATGCGGCAGATGCGCTGGCGCGCTTGCCGATGGACAGCACGGCATCAGGACTGAGCTTGTGGCGCTTGCCTTGGTACACCTGGCGCATCAGCTTCGATGCGCAGATGCAGCCGACGTTGAATTCCTCGCCGTGCTCATTCGTGACAGCCACGGCGCGCGTGAGATTCGTTTTGCCGCAGCAGTCGCAGACCGGGTAGTCCGTGCTGCCAGTGACCGTGAAAGACTGGCCTTCGATCATTTATCTCTCCTGTGTGTGGT